TCCCTGTCGGCCGCGCTCCAGCATCCGGCGCACCGCCGCAGCGCCCGGCACTCGCGGTCTGCGGCGGCCCAGTCCGGACTAACACGCCCGATCAACACCCAGTCGGCTGGCCCGTCGTGCTGGATCGGCAAGTCGTATGGATCGACCGCCGCCACTACCTGGTACTCTTCGCGCGTGGGGTGCCCTACGACCGCCCAACCTACCACTGCTCTACTGTGCATCGCTGTCTCCTTCTTCGGGTCGGCGTCATTACCGGCCCAGGCCAGCCGCCCCAGCCAGTGCCAGGGCGGTTCGGCGCGGGTCGGTCAACGGCGCACAACTCGGCCAAAGTCATCCTTCTTCCAGCCGGCGTCACTCATGGCGCGGCCCACACGACCGTAACTCGCATCGCTGTCGTAACGCGGGTTGACGACGTGTTCCGGCCACGTCACGAGCCAGACCGTTCGGCCGCTCGGCCGCATGCGATGCGCAGCTATGATGTCCGGCCGCTCAGCGAGCAGCTCCATCAGGTCGTCGGCTCGGATTACGATGTTGTCGTGTTTCTTGCCCATTGTCGTGCTCCTCATGCCATTGTTGTGATCGTAAGATCGCTCATACCACTGTAATTATAAATTGACAATCGTAGTGTGTCAAGTTTTGTTCGGGCTCTCGGCCTAATTTTAATGGTTTGTGATACCAGGACAAGACAACTACGTGGGCGAGGCTAGTTGGCAGGTCGGTGAGCGCGCGTGGCGTTTTGCAATGGTCAACCGTGGCGTTTTGCAATGGTCAACCGTTGTGGCCAAGTCGCTGATGCAGCACTCTGTCAGCGCGGCGTTGCCAGCGATTCCGTGCGATTCGTCCGTCTTCGGACTAACTGTCCCAGGTAAACGGCTGCAAAACGGCCTCCAGACAGCGCCAACGCAGGTGCAACTTGATCCTGGTTGCGCCTGGTTGCGCGCGGTGGCAGCAGCATGAACGTCCAACGAGCCAGCGCTGCCGCGCGCCATCGCGCCCAGCGCGCCCAGCGCGGCCGGGGAGCGCGGGGCCCCCCGTAAATTCAGGGCAAGTCAAGTCCGGATTCGATCGGGCGGGCGGGGCCCCCCCAACGTAGCTCTTTGGTCGCTAGGTGCCGGTTTTCAGTATGCCATTAAATGATAGCACGCCTATACGCGGCCAGTACGTAGCCTATACGCGGCTGGTACGCGGCTGGGGCTGTGTGATTTTCCGCAGTTTGTTGCTTTTGGGCTTGCGTTTGTCGCTTTTGCGTCGGTAATATCCGGCCGAGGTGCGTGAAAACCCGCAGTGGTGTGTGGAAAAGTACGCAGGTGTGGTGATGACTGATCGGCTCAAGCGGTTGCGGGATCGGGTGGGTGAGCGGCGTGCGCGGCTGACGGCGGCTGGTACGTGGGGGATGTTCGTGCAGTTGCGCGACTTGCTCAAGCGGGGCGGGATGAAGCCGACAGTGGCGAACGACGTCGCGGAAACGGCGGTATCGCCGGAGCTGCCGGTGCCGCTGTCGCAGGAGGAGGGCAAGCGGAAGGTGG